ACTTCTGGCAACAGTTGCAGCATGATGGTCAAGCAATGCAGGATAAGTTATGGTCTATTAAGAACATGCATCCTGATAGGGATACTGCAAAAGAATTATTTTTAAAAGCAAAGGAGGATGTTAATGATGAAACTAGATCAGAATTTAATAGGGCGTGTGATTTTTATATTGTCAACAAGTGTTCCTTTAGTGGTCTTACTGAGTCTTCATCTTTCAGTCCACAAGCGTCAGAAGCCAACTTCTCCTTTCGAGGAATTGAAAAACTTGGCGAGTACTCAGAACTCATTGAGGACTGGACTATCACCAATTATGATTGGAAGGAGTTAATCTCTGACAATCCTAAGGCATTCATATACTTAGATCCTCCTTATGATATTAAGCATAACTTGTATGGTAAGAAGGGTGAGATGCATAAGAGATTTGACCATGACGATTTTGCTAAAACCTGTGATGAGTTTACAGCACCTCAGTTAATATCTTATAATAGTACACAGCTAGTAAGAGATCGATTTAAAGATTGGAATGCTGCTGAATTTGATCTTACTTACACCATGCGTTCTGTTGGTGATTATATGAGTGATCAACAAACTCGTAAAGAATTACTCTTACTTAACTATGCTTCGACTTCTTAATCAATTAAATTATACTCCACCTAATCTACAATTATATAAGACAGATTCTTGCGAAGTAACTTTTGATAACTACAACCAAATGTATAGGTTGTCTGTTGAAGGTGAAGAGTGGATGTCTTATAGGATAAAGGATCATGATCAAGCATATGAATTATATTCTCATTATGATTTGGCTAAGGGTCATTGTATTTGTACTGGATTAGGTTTTGGTGTTAGAGAGAATTGGTTATTGAATAAGAAAGAAGTTAGTAAAGTTACTGTTGTAGAAAAGAATAAAGAAGTTATTGATTATCATAAGTATATCAATCCTAAATTTTTTGATGATGTAGAAGTTATTCATATGGATGCGTATGAATACACAGGCAAGTGTGATACTCTTTTACTAGATCATTATGAGGAAGATGCTGCTAATGATATGCTAGTGTTACAGAATGCTTCAGAGATATCAAAACATATTGAATGTGATACAATGTGGATGTGGACTCTTGAGCGTATAGTCGCTGGAAGGTCTTGGCAAAGAAGTTGTAAAGTGGGGTCTTATGTTACAAAGACATTAATATACAGTGAAATAAAAACACGGTTTGATTTGGATAGACTACCAGATCTAACTGAAGAGGAGTTAGAATTGTATTACTTCATGTACAACTCTAAGGCAACTAGTGTACACAAACACTTCTATGAAGATGGCAACGCACTTTCTTTTCTTAAATAATGGAACTTAAAGACTGGTTAAATTCAATCAACTTTACAAAGGAGAATCTCTTTGAAGATGAACCTGAGGCAAAGTATCCAGCATTTGTTGTGAACAAGTGTTTGTCTGGATCTCTTGATTCTGTATTGTTTGCTAATGAGATGAACAAGTCTCATTTTCTTGACAAGAGGATGCAGTATGATTTTTATTTAAATTCTCTTAGAAAGAAGAGGAGGTTTGCTCCTTGGTTGAAGAAGGGTAAGGTTGAGGATCTAGAAGCAGTTAAAAAATATTATGGTTATAGTGAAGAGAAAGCACAACAAGCAATGACTATCTTAACAAAGGAACAGATTAAATATATTAAACAGAAGCTTAATACTGGAGGAAGAATGTGAGGATCCTTAGTATAGATTTAGATTTTATATCTGCACCAGCAATTAATGAATTTTATACTAGTGGGATGTATGAGCATAATGTAGAAGATCAACCTGTAGTAAAGTGGAAGTATATACAGTCTAAGATGCCTGAGGTATTTGAAACTATATCTCAGAAGATTGATATTGATAATTATGATTTTTGTTTAAGAACTTTTTTAAGAGCATTAAAAAATTGCAAGGATGTTCATTTTGGATATGATCATGATGCAATTTTATATGGGTTGGAAGGTCATACTGATATAGAGATAGTTAATATAGATCACCATAGTGATATATTAACAAATGGTATGGATACTATAGAGCAAGAAGTTAAGTTCATAGAGGAGGATGAAAGAGTTGCTGAAGGTAATTGGGGATACTATTTACATTCACAAGGAAGATTAAAATCTTGGCATTGGATTATGAATCTAACCAGTGAAGAATTTACTGATACTATGCATGGGCATAATTTATTTGGTGACAAATTTACTTGGTCATTCAAAGAAGATTATGACTTTGGTGAGTATAAATTTGATCAAATATTTGTTTGTTTATCACCATCGTATATTCCACCATTACATTGGCATATGCTAGGAACTTTTGTTAGAGTATATGAAGAGTTAAGTGGTAAGAAAATTGAAGTAGATTATCTCCATAGAAAATATGAGATGACCAAGTATTATAAAGGAGTGACAAATATTATATACTGATGGAAATAAATTATCTTAGTCAAGAAGGTCATAGTGTTGTAAGGCAGTCTGAACTTGTTGATTCTAGTGGTATGCCATATAGAAGGTGTCCATGTTTCAATCATAAGAATGAAAGAACCTTTATAGTAACAGCACCTATTGACTTTGAGTTTAGAGTAGGTGAACCAATAGATAAAAACTTCTTACATTGTAATCAAGAACATCTTGATACATTAGTTTTTCATTTGACTACTCCTCATTTTTTATTCTGGACACATGATGATGATATTTGGTTAGAAGCAAATGATCATCCGATGACATCGTTGGATAATAATTTAATTATGGTTCCTGCATGGGTACAGTTATCTACTTGGCCATCGAAAGCAAGTATTGGATTTGCTGTGGTGGATAAAGATAGACCAGTTACCATTAAAAAGGGTGACCCTCTTTGTAGGTTATCATTCCATTCTCCTGATTTAAATGATGAAGTCAACTTGAATAAGATAGAGGATCCTGTTATAATAGATGAGATACTAGAGATTTACGAAACTAAAAGGGAAGAGGCTATGGATAATGGTACTTGGAAAGATAGGTTATTTACTAAAGGCAAGTCTAAGTGTCCTTTTGCAAGAATTATTTACTAAATACCATTACGAAACTGAATTAAAACGATGAGTGTAGTGACTGAGCCGACTGTTAATTGGTCGCCCGACCAGATGGTCGAAGTATCATTAGGTGAACCAGATGATTTCTTAAAGGTAAGGGAGACGCTAACCCGTATAGGTGTAGCATCTCGTAAAGAGAAGAAATTATATCAATCTTGCCATATCCTACATAAGCAGGGAAGATATTTCATAGTTCATTTTAAAGAATTATTTGCATTGGATGGTAAGAGGGCAAATCTTACTGTCAATGATGTACAGCGTAGGAATCGTATTGCACAGTTACTTGCTGATTGGGGTCTCATAAAGATTCTAAATACAGATCAGATATCTGACATTGCTCCTTTAAACCAGATTAAAGTTTTATCATTTAAAGATAAAGGTGACTGGATACTGGAAACCAAGTATAATATAGGAAGGAAAAAAACGGAGGAAGAATCCTGAAGAAGTTTATTTTTGATGTTGATGGGACTTTGACACCTGCAAGACAATCTATTACACCTGAGTTTTTGCATTTCTTTTATGAATTCTCCACTCACAATGAGGTGTACTTAGTTACTGGTAGTGATCGTGAGAAGACCGTAGAACAGGTTACACTGGGCATATACAACAATGCTAAGAGAGTTTATAACTGCTCTGGTTCTGATGTGTATGAGAAGGATATTAATGTCTATAGAGATGACTGGGAGTTGCCTAGGGATGTAGAGAATCATTTAGAGAATGAATTACTCTTTAGTAAATTCCCTGTTCGTAATGGAGATCATATTGAGAAAAGACCTGGTGGTGTAAACTTTAGTATATTAGGTAGAGGTCTTACATGCTTTGTTGAAAGAGAAGAGTATGTGAAGTGGGACAAAGAGACTGGTGAACGGAAAGAGATTGCTAGAAGACTCAAGATGAAGTTTCCAGATCTTGAAGTTAATATAGGTGGACAGACTGGATTGGATTTAGGAGCACCAGGAAGTAACAAGAGTCAGATCTTAAGAGATTTTAAACTAGGTGAAGAGTTAATTTTCTTTGGTGATATGATGGAAGAGGGTCAGAATGATTATGCTTTAGCGAAAGCAGTACAGGAAATGGGCGGTTCTTCCCACTGTGTTAATGGGTGGAAAGATACTATGATGCTACTAAATAAAGTGTAGTCGCCGTCAGGGACTATACAATTAAACACTCGCTTTTAAAGGAGGCCATTATGTCTAACATACAAAGATTTCATGCTGAAAGCTTGCCTGATCTTATGGATAAGATCACCAAGAATAGCATAGGACTCGACAATTATTTTGATCGTTTCTTTCACGAGGTTCACAACCACCAAGGAAACTATCCACCTTACAATCTCATCAATGTAAGTAACTGCATATCTAAACTAGAGATTGCTCTAGCAGGATTTAAAAAGGATGAGGTTAAAGTTTACACAGAGTATGGTAAACTTGTTGTAGAAGGTAAGAAGGAAGAGAAAGAGAAAGCAGACTATGCACATAGAGGACTATCTAATAGATCCTTTGAGAGATCATGGACTATCGCTGATGACACTGTTGTCAAAGAAGTCAACTTCGAGGACGGACTACTAACTGTAACACTCAGCAAAGTAGTACCAGATCATCACGCTCGTAAGGATTGGATCTAACACATGGACACGGTAAGGGGACCCCCCTTTACCTGAATGCATTCACTTAAGGGAGGCAAGGGAGGTAGACACCTCCCTTTCTTTATGGTATAATAACTTCGTTAGGTTGATCGCCTGACATGGGAGTGACTGAATAAACTTGCTGGCATAAGGCTGGTTAAGGTGATGCGACAGAGGTGGTGCTCGCTGGAGGAGTCTCCAGAATCGATTTACCAATCGGGTCGTAGACAGTACAGTAAAAATCTACTTATGTAGCAATGCCCTGTACTTGTTGGACAACATAAAATCCAACCTCCCCACCATAAATATTTTAAAAAAGATGGCAATTAAAGTCGCTATATTAAATGATGGTTCCCAACTCCTTGCTGATATAAAGGAAGTCTTGGATGGTGAGACTAAACAGTATCTGGTTATTAAACCATTCCAGATTGTGTATACTTCTGAGATGACTCTTATGGAAGAAAAGGATGGTCATAAATCTGAAGTTAAAAAAGTTGGTCTTAAGTCTTGGTTAGAAGTATCAGAAGATGATACTTTTATTATCAATCCTGCTACTGTCACTACCGTATGTGATCCAGTATCTGATTTGAGATCAATGTACGAAGACCTTACTAACGGAAGAAGAATCTAATGATTAAAGTTCTTGTTTTAAAGCATGACTCTAAAGTGCTAGTCTCTGAGATCAGAGAAGTTGGTGCTGAAATTGGTGAGCCTAATTGTGAGTTGACTAATCCAGTTGAATTTAAATCTGGTAGCGAAGATTGGAAAGAAAGATTGCAGAGGTGGCCAGGTAAATTAGTGACACATGAGTATAAGTGTATGATGTCATCCGATGATATACTTACTATAGTAGAGCCTCAACCAGAATTGTTGGAGGCATATAGAGAGGTCATTAGTTGAAGTTTTACACAAATGTACAAATGATCGGGGACAAGTTTCTCGTTCGTGGGTACGATAATGGTGAGTATTTTCAGACTCGTGAAAAGTATGATCCAACATTATTTGTATCTTCAAAGAAGAAGACTAAGTACATGACCCTTGAGGGTCAGTATGTTGAGAAGATAAAACCTGGTACAGTTAGAGAGAGTAGGGATTTTATTAAGCAATACGAGTATGTAGATAACTTTAATGTGTATGGTCAGGATAGATTCATCTATCAGTATATCTCTGATAGCTATCCTGAGGATGAGATTAAGTTTGATATAAGCAAGATCCGTCTGTATACAATTGATATTGAGACTAGATCTGAGAATGGTTTCCCTGATGTTGCAGCAGCAGATCAGGAGATCTTATTAATCTCTGTGCAGAATTATAATACTAAGGAGATAACTACATGGGGTGTTGGTCCTTTTAAGATTAAGCAGGATAATGTTCGTTACATACAGTTTAATAACGAGCATGATTTATTAAGTAGTTTCATTCAATGGTGGATAGAGAATACTCCTGACATTGTAACAGGATGGAACATACAATTGTTTGATATACCTTTTATTGCCAAGCGTATTGAAAGAGTTCTTGGTACTAAATTGATGAGGCGTTTGTCCCCTTGGGGTTTATGTTCTCCTAAGGAGATTTTTATTAAAGGTCGTCAGTATCAGACTTATGATATTGGTGGCATTACTCAGTTGGATTACCTTGATCTCTATAAGAAGTTCACTTATACAAATCAAGAGTCATACCGACTGGATTATATTGCACAGGTGGAACTAGGTCAGAAGAAATTAGATCATAGCGAATTCGACACATTTAAAGATTTCTACACAAAGGGCTGGCAAAAATTTGTAGAATATAATATAATCGATGTGGAACTTGTTGACCGTCTGGAAGACAAGATGAAACTCATTGAGTTGGCATTGACTATGGCATATGATGCTAAGGTCAATTACGCAGATGTGTTTTATCAAGTCCGAATGTGGGACAACATCATATATAATTATCTAAAGAAGCGGAACATTGTCATCCCACCGAAGGAGAGATCTGACAAGGATGAAAAGTACGCAGGAGCTTATGTCAAGGAACCAAAAGCGGGACGCTATGATTGGGTGGTTAATTTTGACCTCAATAGCCTGTACCCTCATCTTATTATGCAATATAACATCTCGCCAGAGACCCTCAGGGAGGCTAGATGTCCCAGTGCAAGCGTTGAAAGGATTCTAAATCAGGAGACTGAGGTAGATAGTCAGTATGCTACCTGTGCTAATGGAGCACAGTATAGAAAAGATATTCGTGGTTTTCTCCCAGAGTTAATGGAGAAGATGTATAACGAGCGTGTGATTTTTAAGAAGAGGATGATCGATGCCAAGAAGAAATACGAGAAGACACCCTCGCCTGATCTTGTCAAAGAGATTGCCAGGTGTAACAACATCCAAATGGCAAAGAAGATATCTCTTAATTCTGCTTATGGTGCTATCGGCAATCAGTACTTCAGGTATTATAAACTAGCAAATGCTGAAGCGATTACTCTATCAGGTCAGGTTAGTATTCGATGGATAGAGAATAAGATTAATAATTATTTAAACAAGATACTTAAAACAGAGGAGGAGGATTATGTTATTGCTAGTGATACTGATAGTATCTACCTTAATCTTGGTCCTCTTGTCGATGTTATTTACAAAGATAAGAAAAGAGATCCTGCTAAGATTGTCCCGTTTCTTGATAAGATTTGTCAGGAGAAATTTGAACCCTTCATCGATCAGTCTTATAAAGAACTAGCAGACTATGTAAGTGCTTATGATCAGAAGATGTTCATGAAAAGAGAGAACATCGCAGAGCGTGGTATATGGACTGCTAAGAAGCGATACATCTTAAATGTATGGAATAGTGAAGGGGTTCAATACAACGAGCCTAAGTTGAAGATGATGGGCATAGAGGCAGTTAAATCATCTACACCTGCACCATGTAGAGCAATGATTAAGGATGCTCTTAAACTTATGATGAATGGTACAGAGGATGAAGTTATTGATTTCATTGCTGCTAGTCGTAAGAAATTCAGGAATCTCCCACCTGAGGAAATTGCATTTCCTAGGTCAGTTTCTGATGTCACTAAATATAAATCGGCAAGCATGATTTATACCAAAGGCACACCGATACATGTTCGGGGTGCTTTGCTCTTCAATCACTATATCAAGGAGAAAAAGTTGACGAATAAGTATTCGTTAATAAGCAATGGTGAAAAGATTAAATTCTGCTACCTTAAAAAACCAAACAAGATACATGAGAATGTTATCTCGTTTATACAAGACTTTCCCAAAGAGTTAGGAATCGATCAGTACATCGATCATGACTTACAATTTAATAAGAGTTTCCTTGAACCTCTAAGGATCATACTGGACTCTATTGGATGGGAAGTGGAACGAACTGCAAACCTTGAATCATTTTTTACCTAAATGGAATTACCTATTACGGATCACGACTTAGATACCATAGTCAAAGCACTTGCTTTGGGTGGTGACACTAGGCTTTATTTTCTGTTAAAGCAGGTTAAAGAATCCAGAGATAGCAATGGACAACAATTACTAAGGGAGGTGGTATGATATTAGTGTTTATTATTATTGCTATACTCCTTCTCCTAGTAGGAGGAGGACTTTGGTTTACATTTGGACCAGGAGGTAAAAATATTAGGGATCCTATTGACGAACATGCTAGAATGCATGAACTGGGAATTGCACACAAACACG